AGTTCCACGACCTCCTTCCCTTCTAGGGAGCCAGAAATCTTCAAGCATTGCCATGTACTTTTTGTCATCACGGATCTCCCCTGTGTTAGCGTCGTAAACAAGTTTGTTACGATATCTCATCATCACATCTCGGAGATATTGCTCAGCCTTTACCTTTGGTAGATTGCCGACATCAATATAAAAAATTCTTCTTTCGGGTGCTCTTGATAATCTGTATATAACAAGTGAGTCTTCAATCATTCTAAGTTGATTGATTGACTTAATTGCTTTATGCAAATATGAAAGAGTTGATCCCTTATTTCTATCTACTAATCCCGAAGTGCAATATGTAACTGCATCTTTGGTCATTTTTATTCCTTGACTTGCACCAGTCGCATTTATATTACCAGTAGGGAATCCTCCTTTTTGATTATAGATAAAATATTCTTCTATCTCAGGGAATCCATATTCCATAGGATTCTCATTATTATTCATCTTCAAATTATATTTTTCATCTTTGTTCTTCTTCTGCTGACGAACATAACGCATTTTCATTGCATCAATATAACGCAATTCCTGAAGACCTTCTTCAGGTTTTTTCAAATCAATAATTTTATGATAATAAATTCTACCATCAATATACCAATTCCTATAAATCTCATGAGATTTTTTATCAAAATCTAGTAGATTTATAATATGCTTAAACTCCTTTCTAATCTTTGACTTAATACCATCACTGGCACTTAAGTTATCAAGATTAATTTGTATAGGAGTATCATTAGTATCTGATACGATAGCTTCATTTACAATATCTTCAATAGCACTATCCGCTTCTGGATGAAGTGCCATTTCACGATATCTTTTTATCAAATCAAATTCAGTTCTGTAGATACCTTCGATATCAACATAAGAACCAAAAAATCCACTACTCATATAGTGGTCACTCCCGTCCTCGTTATTCGGAGGAACGGGAGAAACCGCAGACGGAGATAGTGGATCGGTGTCCTCTATTGAGAACCCAAATAATTTTGCCATGATTTATATTCTACCTTATGACTATTTAGTTAGCCATTTGAACCGCCAGCCGCAACTGCCCTGAAGGATTGCACCTGGAATTCAACTGTAAAGTCTTCTATAGCATCGCTTGAATCGTAAGATAAGTCAATAGCTGCTACTGCTGATGGCCAAATATCAACAAATTCATACTCTGCTAATACTGAGTTTGTTTCTCCAGCACTGTCTACACTACTCTTAGTAGCTCCTCGGCCTAATTGGAATACTTTCGCATTTGTCATATATGCTGATGGATCAGTTGCACCAAGGTTGTTATCCAACTTAGCGATTAATTCTGACCATTGCTCAAATGCTTTTCTAAGATTGAAACTTTCATCGTTTATGATAGTTACAGTCCATGTATCGATGGTTCGATCTCCAGCTATTTTGAAAATACGACCTCTAAATGGAACATCAATGTTAGCGACGTTTTGTGCTGGCAGTTGAGCTGCTTTACACATATATCGGAAACTATTGGCATCCCAATCAATACCTGCAGGTAGAGTAGTTAACTCTACCTCAAACAGATTGGGTCTTGCTCCTCCACCAATAAGTGCTGACTTAAACTGAGAAATTGTTTTGTTTTCTCTGGATGTTGCCATGATTTTTTACTCTCCTTTAGTTATTTAGATGATTGATAGGATTAAACACGACCAGCAACTTCTTCAAAGCTGACCCCAGTTCTAGTAGCAACGAACGTAAGTGTTACGTAGTTGATTGACTTCGCTGGTTTCAAGTAAATGTCAGCCCTAAATTCATTGTTATCAATAACATCAGGAGTGTTATTTGAAGTATCGCAAACAACGAGAAATCCGTAAAGACCACGTTTTGCTTCGATATCTCTCAAATAAGGTTCAACAATGTTTCTAAAGTTGGCTCTAGTTAATTCATCGTTAAGTTCAAAGAGTTGTGCTTCAGCAGATCTTTGTAGTGCTTGCTCAATTGTTAGGAACAGGCGACGAACATTAATTCTGTCGAATGCTGATGCATATGCAAGACCTGTCTTATCACCGAAGAGCATTGTTCCAGTGCCAGGTTTTGTAACTATAGCATTGACTCTTTGAGGATAGAGTTGATCTCTTTGATCCTTAGTAGGATTATATGCTAGTTTAATAGCATTATTAATCATACCTCTTTGCTGACCAGCAGGTGAGAACCAAGGATATGCAACAATATTTGTGCGACACATTAAACCAGCAACGTCAGCGTTACATGGAATGTATCTAAACTCGTTGTTAAATCTGTCGTAAGTATACTTATAACCACTGTCAAATATTACATAAGAAGATGATGTAAGTGGTGAGAAGTAATTGATCAGATTTGTAGTTTGTGTTGTAGTGTTTGTAATATTTACAATATCTGCCCTATGAGGCCCGACAACAGCAACACAATCTTTTCTTTCTGCAGCAATGGCAATCAATTTATTTGCCTTTGTCTGCGATAGGTCTTTAGCACCAAGACCTGGCCCCATGATTAAGTAATCTACTGCAATCTCATCTGAGTTTGAGAACTCATTGTATGATGTGATTAGATCTCCCAAGGTAGCGGTCATTCCACCATTACCACCAAGTAGAGGAACTCCAGCAGAGTAATCTTCTCCACCGCCAAGAGTATAAGTTACATTTCCTATTGCAGAGAATGTATTGTCTTGTGCGTTTTGAGCCCAAAGACCTTGAGCAGTTGAGTATGGAGTAAATGCAGTTCCGAATCCAGTTGCTCTTGGTTCTGTATTCCAGTAAGTATCAGCAGCACTAGATGGATTGTATCCAGCATAAGTATTGTCTGAGAAATCTGCAACATACTGTTTGTAGTAGTTCTTCTGAGGAGAATTTACAGATGATATTGAATCAACTGCCTTAGAAAGACCTACATGTTTCTCAATTACGTTACCTTTAATTCCAGTAACTGTTCCATAATCATCAACAACGGCAATGTGCATTCCATCACCCTTACCATTTCTATCAGTTACATAAACATTAGAAGTTGGTCTTGGAGCAATAGACTTCCAGTAAACAGTTGCGTTGTCTAATGTAAGTGTTTGATCATTATACCAGTCTGTTATAGCACCAGCAGTTGCAACGACTGCAGTGTTTGGAGCATTTGGAGCACCAGTGTTAACACCAACGTTATCTACAAACCAAAGACTGTCAGATGCTTGGAATCCAGCATATCTAGTTCCTTCTTTATAATCAATCCCAGTTTCTGCATAAGTTCCAGAAGTTCCAGCAGCACCAGTTACACGAGAAACAATCTTAACATCAATAGATGAAGCACCATTAGTAGCGTCTGTAGAAACACCAGTTATGATACCTTTAATATATCCCGTGAATGTTGATGTTGTTCCTGCACCAGGAATGACAACATCTGCAAGTGCAGCAGTAACACCATATCCAATCTTAGCACCATAGTCTCCAGGAGAAGTTGTGGTGATAGCGATTGTCTGGTCTGCCATGTCATCAATGACACAGACTTTTAAACCGTTTGCCCAAGAACCAGGAGTCTTTGCTGCCCAAGAGAAGTCAGAGGTTGAAGTCCAACTTGCTTGATAGTCGTCGTAATTCTTAATTTTTGTCGTTGTTTCAGAAGCAATACCAACACCAGCATTTGCAGTGTTTAAGTTAGTGTTGTCTGTTCTTACAACCTTTAAAACTCCCCCGTAGGAAAGGTAAGATGCTGCACTCATCCAATACTCATATTGAGCATCAGTTGAAAGCGGCTTACCGAAAGTACTAATTAGGTCTTCTTCAGTTGAAATATCAATTGGTTCGTCGATAGGGCCTATTCTAAATGGGCCAGCTATTGCACCGATGTTATCCAATACATTATCAGCTCTTCCTACTGTTAAGTCAACCTCCCTGGTTAACACACCAGGAGACAATTGAGGAGTAGCCATGCTTTTGTTCTCCGATTCTCAGATTTATCTAAAAATTATTTATTGTTTTGGGTGTTTACATATACTCCCACATATATGAACGGTCTCCATACTCGTCTGTATGCCACCTATCTCCGTCTTTATCAACAAAACTTTCTTCATCTAAACCATCAGATATAAACCCAAATGGTGCCATATCTTGTTCTATTTGATTCTTTTGCTCATCATACAACCTTTTTCTTACATCCTGATCAGTAAGTTCTTTAAAATAATCTTGTGCAACTAACCATGCATATATTACAAGACACATTGCAAGGTCATCATTACAACCATCTTCTGCTTCAAATGAATTACTTTTTTGAATAAAAGTTGTAAGTTCACTTAATATCTCATAGTCTTTAAATAACAACTTATCAGATTCAATTATTGTTTTTAAGTTAAGAGAACCAACTTTCTTTACAGTCTTAGACATCTTAACACCAAGTTGAGTCTTTTTACCAGAAAAACCTTGACCCACAACTTGACCTGCTCTACCTCTCATAGAACACATAAGAAGATTCTCATATTCTAAATCGTAATTTATAATTGCGGCTACCTGATCACCAACATCATTTACTTCACATAAAATAAATGCTTCATTATAACTTTTTGCTACTTCATAGATTACACTAGGAAATAACATAGGTTTAATATCATTGTTTCTATATTTTGCTACAACTCTATGCGGGAACTTTGTAATATCTATAACAACAAAAGCAGAAAAGTCACATCCAACTCCACGAGCAACGTCAACGGTAATTACATAATCATGTTTTTTCTTCGGATCCTCATATACATCCATTCCAGCACTTGTTTTTCTAGGACTGTCATAGACAAGAGTTCTTAATTTACTAGGTGATATTAAAGTATCAACAGATCCTAAGAACTCACATTCAAACTCAACCTTAAACTGTTGCTCAGAAGTGTTTGCTATTGTTTGTTCTTTCCATAAATCATCTCTTCCAGGAACTTGAGACCAATGAACATCTGTTGGTTTATATTCATTCTTTCCTTTCTCCGCATCATGCCACATACGGTAGAAGTGATTCATTCCGTGGGGGGTCGAGACGATAATGACTTTAGTACTTTTACCACTAGTAATAGTAGGATAAACAGAGGCAAAAAACGAATCAGCAATATGATTTGGAACGAATGCAAACTCATCCAAGAACAATAT